TTAGCTAAAACATTTCCTGTAAATCCTGCAACAGCAACTGATTTTTGAGTTTCAGCAGCATATGTTTTCAACGTTACTTTTTCTACGTATTTAGGGTTAATTACATCTGAAAATTCATAATTAAGTCCTTTACCTGCATCACCTGCAGTTTTTTGTAATACTTTAAAGGGAACATTAACTGCAGCAGCTGTTCCGTCTTCAGATAATACTTTCAATGATTTATCCGCAGAAGTCGAAACAAACGTTTGGATTGTTGTTTCTGTTGCTGCAGTATTACCAATTATTAGTTCACCTACTTGATTTGGTCCGTACATAATTTATTTTAATTTTTAATTTTAATTTATTCATTTCTTTGATCTATCTGAATCTTACTTTCAAGTCCAGATGGTTTGTAATCACGAAGAGCTAATTCTACAGCTCTATCTATTATTTCACGATGTATTTCTTTGTCCAATTCACAATCTAAAGCATTTGTATATCCATCTATTGATAAATTATCATCTGGATAAAATAAATTCAAATCTGTTATTATTATAGGTTTAGGATATTTTATATATCTTAATTTATATATAATATCAAATTCAGAAATTATTTCAACAATGTTTTTAGAGTCTATTTTAGAATAATCTAATCTCCAAGAAATATATTTATTTGGTCTTTTAAAAGGATTAAGTATTTGTTTTGAAAATTCATCATGAGTAACTGGTTTAACATTAGACGATCTTCCATTATCACAACCTTTGTTTAAAATTTCAACATTTTCATTAATTATTAAAAAAACATCATTAGGTATATTAAAGAACTTTGAATTTTTATGAATAGCTTTCGAGCTAGTGAAATAATTGTTATTAGTATAACTTATAATTAACTCTTTTAAATCAATTCTTCTTTTTTCAGAACTTTCAAAACCTTCTTTGTATTTATTTCCTTTTTCAGTATAGTAATCTTTTACTAATTCTAATTGAGCTTTTGTTAAATAAACACTTAATTCATAATCATCTATATTAGGAGCTGAATTTGTAGCTATATTATTATATGATATTTGAAATTCGTTTTTAAATTCTTGTAGAGTCATGTTTATTTTTTATTACCTAGTATTTTTGCTTCAATAAAAGTTCTAACATCTTGATGTTTTACATTATCTAAATAAGTTACTGCATTTTCAAATGTTGCAATTTGTCCATTTTCACATAATTCTAAACCATCTGAAGTAGAATATTTATTTCCTTTTTTCAAAACAACACCTTTTTCAATTCCAGTATTAATTAACAATTTAGTTTCTAAAGATTTATCTTTAATAATTTCTAAGAATGATTCAGGTTTTGAATCTAAAAATTCAGCAACTTTTGTTTGTAACCATCTTAGTGAAGTTTCTTTAGATACTGGTTGATTAGTCAATAAACTTAATATACCAATCAATTTATCTTTGTCTTCATCAATTTTAGCATAGAGTTTAAAAGCTTCAAGTTTACTATCTAAAGTAACTTTTCTTTCACTCATCTCTTCATCTCCTGAAACTATTACAAACTGATAAGTTTGTTTCATATTTCTTTCACTCCAAGTTGGAGCAATATCATCTTTTAATACTGATAAAATTTTATAAGAAATATAATCCATAGGATTACTTAAATCTAGTCTATTATCATCTTTAAATAAAGATACATAATGTGTTTTCCAAAAATCTTTATATACTGATAATTCTAAACCTGTTTCTTTTTCAAGATAATCTTTTTCTTCCTTTGTTAAAACATTAGCAAGTCCTCCATTTTTCATTAAAGGTGTTGTGAATTTTTTTACAGATCCACTTAACATTCCTCCTGAAATAACATGATCTTCACTAACATTTGAAGACATTCCTTTTTTTCTTTTAATATATTTTACAGTCACAACCTTATTAGGTAATGTGAATGTATTTTCTAATACTTCTCCCATTGTATTTTTCTTCTTATTAGTTTAAAAAAAGGAGTGATTTCGGGCTCACTCCTTAAAGCCTATTTAAATATTAATCTAGTAATGCTGGTTTAAAAGTCATAGTACGAGAAGGGTCTTTAACCATTGCTCCTGTACCACACATTGCTGTCATAGTAGCACTATCTTCCATTAACTGCATAACTCCACCTCTACGTCCAGAGAACGGATCACGAATACCTGCCATATAACCTCTTAATTCATCATCACCACGTACTTTGATTTTTTGGATGTTAGGCTCTTCCATAGATCCAATGTATAATACATCATATCTGTAAGATTCAGCAACACCACCATCTGGGTGAAGAATTTTATTTCTAACTTTATCATCGTACATAGGATCAACCTCTAACATAATATGTATGTTATTAGGAGCCAACCATTCTGTAAATTGAAAACCTCCTTTAAAGGAATTCTCATTAAATTTAGAAGTAACTTTATTAATTGCATTTTGGTTAGTGTTATCAAATAATGATTTCCAACCTGAAGCAGCAGCTGTTGCAGCTCTGTTAAATTGAGCAGCACCTCTTTCACCTGTACGTAACATAAATTTACGTTCAGAGAAATCTAGTTTACCTTCTGATAATTCAGAAAGAGCATCTTCTAATAGACGCATTGAGAAAATATTATAAGTAATTGTGTTACTTACTTCCATTTGTTCTCTAATTCCAGAACCTGCTTTAATTTCAATATTTGCATTACCTTTATTCAAGAAACGTCCATTTTCATCACGGTTAGTTTTACCAAACATAATCGTACGTGATTTAATGCGAGAAAATGCTTTTTCAAACTGCCAGTAAACTTCCTGCATCCAAGTAGTTGATTTATGAACTTTTCCTGTATTAGGATCTCTTGTTTCAATACCTGCAAAATAAACAGGCTCCACTTTACAATCAATCATTGCTCCAGAAACTTTATGTTCCATACGTAATGTAGAAACTGAGTTTCTCATTAAATAAGGAGAAGTAAATTGAATACCTGCACCTTGAATAGAAAGCTCGTCTTCAGAGTACGCAGATTCAATACTAAATCTATTTCCTCCTACAAGTTCATCACCAGGAATACCTTGTAGTGATTCTTGACCACCCCAAACTTCGCAATCGTAAACATATAAACCACCTTCTTCATAAGGCTCTTCCAATATTCTAATTTGGTATACGTCTGGTCTAGGACCTGCAATAATATGCATTTTTGTAAACCATTTTTCACCAAATACTAATTGAAATTTTGTTCTTGCTACACCAACACCTGTAGTACCTGAAGTAACTACTGATCCTTGAAATCTTGCTTCAATTAATGCAATATTTCTTTCATCACTACCAACAACTTTCCATACAAAATCGTCTGCACTATTTAAAACTTTTTCAGGAAATAAAGATAATGTTGTATCTAAATTTTTCATACCTGAATTTTGGAGTAATACCGTAGTTAATGGGGATACCAATTGTGGTTGGCTTCCAAAAATTGCTCCGATATGATTTTTCAGGGTAAGCCCACTCCAAGCTTTTCCCTTTGTCATTACAAATTTACCGATTGACATAAATTTAATTTAAATTATTAATTATTATTTTTAACAAAAACACTCAGTATATCCTTTAAAAGGAATTTGAGGATTATATTTTTTTACATTTTTTAACTTTTCAATCTCTAAATATATTGCGTCATATTTATTTGTGACAACTGTCTCTAATAATATAACTTGATATGGAATTTTTCGAAACCTTCCTTTTAAATTTATAGTTAATCCATATTTATAAAATATAGTACCGTCTTCTTCTTGTAATTGTATTTTATATAAAATCATCTCCTGATTAAGATATTCATCTTTATGTCTTTCAGCGAGTGTTATATTATAACCACCAGTCCAATTACGAATTACAACTCTTCTTTTTTGATAATAAGTATCTCCTAATCTTTCACGATATTCTTTACTTTTACGAAGAAGTTCCTCTTTGTTTTTCTCATAATATTCCTTATTTTGAATATTGAGTTTTTCTCGATTTATTTCACGATAATTTTTCTGATATTCTTTTAACGTGTCAAGATTTAACAATCTTCGTTTTTTGTCATATTCAGATTTTTCAGATTTGTGTTTTAAAGCATATTCTTTATTATATGAATCAATGTAATCTTTACGTTTTAAATAATCTTGTTGTTTTTGAAGTTTAATTTTCTCACGATTAGCTTCTCTATAAACTTTACGTTGAGCAGCGATTTCTTCCCTACTTTGCATATATTAATATTTACAATACTAATTCAGAACCATATCCTCCAGAGTAACTTTCAGGGTCTTGTAAAAAACCTGGTGAACCACTATCTTCGAATTTAGTTTTTCTTAATGTTGTTTCTAATTTTTTTACAGCTTTAGAATTAACTGTTTTAGAGATATTATCTAAGTCTTTAAAGCCATTTGTTAATTCATATAAATAATACATTTTAACATCAAACTCAATAGGATTTAAATTTCTATCTTTAATAAATTTATTTTCTAATTCTCCTGTATTAGGATTCTTAGAAATAATTTCTGTCATACTACGATATACTTTCTCTTGTAATATTTTTGTATTAGAAATACCTTTAATTATTTCAGAACTATTGAAGATTTGTTTTTTGACATTTTCCTCAATTTGACGTTGTTCTTCTTGTTGTAAAACATATTGTTTTTGAGCATCTAATTTAATTTGTTCTTCTTGTCTTGAATTAAATTCTTTTAAACTATCAACTGATTCTAATGCTTCTTCAATTATTACGTCTTCACCTAAATCAATTGCTTTACGTAATTGTTTACGAGCTCTATCTTCAGATAAACCTTGATTTATATAATCTCTTAAAATAATATCTTTAGCTACTTCTAGATTACTTTTTAAATAATCTTCATTGATATTGTCAAGAGCTACACTATCTTTTCGATGTGTTGCTATTTTTTCTAAATCTAATGTTTCTAAATAAGCATTTGCTTTTAAGTTAGATTGAATGTCTAATTCTTGTTTAAAAGCATTTACAAAATCATCAGAAGATTTTATACTATCTGAAGATTCTAGTGAAGGTAATATTCCTTGTTCAAAAAGAACAGCTGATATAGAAGAATACAAATTGGGAGAAGATCCATCGTCAGAATCATCACCTTCACCATTATCATCCTCACTACCTACTCCCTCTTGAAGATTTACATCCTCATCAATAGTGTCATTATTAATATTTTCATCGTCAGTATTATCGTCTATAACACTGTCATCATTTTCATCATTATCTATGCTAAAATTTAATTCTTGATTAGAACTAAATAATGACATTAAATCAATTTCATCTTCCATAATTTTCTCCCGTTTTTTATAAAGTTACAAAGATACAATAAATATACGCTCAATCCAAGTAAAAATGTTAATTTTTATTAAAATTGAACGTATACTAATAGCTATTTGCTTGCTTTTCTTATTTTCATTTTTTCAATTTTATGTGATTCTTTCTCAAGTTCCACATTTTCTTTATGTTTTAACATATCATTTTCTAAAGATTTAATTTTAATTAAATAATTATCTCTTTTTTCTTGTAATGACATTTGAAACTTTTCACGTTCTAAAGGATCTTCAATTCCATCCCCATTCAAATCAGTTGTTTTAAAACCTTCTAATGATAACGAAGCTATTTCATATTTAGTTTCATTATCACGTTAATTCATTAAATCTTTAAGTTGAAGTTCTTTATTTTTAAATTCTTCCTCTTTAGCAAGACGCATTTGATTATCTTTAGATTGTTGTTGTTGACCTTCAGATGCACGTTGATGTACTTCTTCTTCTGCTTCCTCTAATCTTCTTCTCATATCTGATAACGAAGGACTGAAATATATATCCATGATTGTAGACATATTACCTCCGTTTTGTAAAAATGCTTGAGCATTTTGTTTAATCATTTGTTCAAGCTCTTGTGTTTTAGAACTTGATGTAATCACTAAACCGTAATCAGGTTCGCAAAATTCTTCAGCATCAATATTTAAAGTTTGAATAGATTGATCATCTAATATATATTGTACTTTTTTATTATTACCTTTTAATGCAATTTTAGCTGTTTCAAGAAAACATTCTAAAACTCTAATCTTACATTGTTCGTGTAACATAAACCAATACTCTGTAATATGACTAGATTGATTAACAGCTCTTTCAACACCACCTACAGTTTCTCTATTAGAAACTTGTCCTTCACGTTGAGAAGATATTCCTGCAATCTCTCCCATTTCAGCTTTAATAAATTCAAGTAATTGAATGTGTTGTTGAATATAAGAACCTGTCTCCATATCCATTACACGACCACCCTGAGTATTCATTGAACCAGCTAATTTACCTGTAGCAGCACCTTGATTACCTTCTTTAAAAGAATCTATTACTGCAATTTTATTTACGACAGCAAAATGTAACCATTTTTCCATTTCCCAGTTTTCAGGAACTTTAGCTACATCTACTTCTAATATTTTACCATAGTTTGTAGATATTGCTTTATTTAATCTATCCCAAATTACATCATACATGTATTGATAGTTTTTACATCTATCAAGTAATGAAACAGCTTTAGATTGATTTGTGTTATATACTTGACCAATGATTCCAGGACTGCATAATGAAGGGTTGTGAATTTTATTATATTGTATTTTTCTAGGTCGTATATTTAAATATACATCTTTTCCTATCTTAACACCTTCCCACCATTCATTAACCCACATGGAAGTTACTTCTTCACCAAGATCTTTATTAGGAATATATTCCTCAGACATAGCTTTATATTGCTCTTGCCCAAATTCATCATAATATTTAACTTGTTTAAGTTGTTTTATTGATTTCCAAAATACTTTCAATACTCTAATATTACCAATATCATCAGTATAATTAGACCCAAAAAAATGTCCATTTAATTCAGCTAAATTAAAGATTGTATCATACATTCCTTCAACTCCTGTATTAAGAGCATCTCTAAGTAATACATGATTATTTTGATCATCGGAATAAGATCCTTTAGAAGATGTTGTACTATAATCTAATATATAATCAATATCTTCAGGTTTTAATTCATCATAATAAGTATCTACAATTTTATGAGGACTCCAATGATCTTGTATAATTATAATAGATGAATCTTCAATTCTATCAGAATTACCAGATCGTATAGAATGTACTTTTAAAGGATTTAATTTTGTTAATACCGGTTCATCGTGAATAATATCACATTGATATATTTCTTCTGCAAAAATCAAAGCTTCTTTAAAACCTTTATTAAATATTAAATCAAAACGTTGTTCTTGTGAATAATGTTTTAATATTTGATTAGCTGTCCTCTCACGAATATCTTGCCAACTATATTTCATATGTTTAGCAAGTTCATCCATTTTAACTTTTAATTCTTCTTCCTGATAATTGGATTTAAGAAATTCTGTAAGTTTTTGTTGAAGAAAACCTTTTTTATCTTCTTCTTTTTTACTAATAGCATCTGGATTTGTAACAATAACAGACCAGTCAAATCTACGTTTAATTTCTTCACCTACCAATAAATCAATTTTAGGAACTAATATTGGATGGTGAGGTAAATTATCTGGTACAAATGAAGCATCTATTTGATGAGGATTAACTACATTAGTTAAATCTCTAATATCTACAATACCATTATATAAGTTAAGATTTATTATTTTATTTTGAAGACTTTTCCTAACTCTTTCATTGTTATAAAAAGAATGTCGATCTGCATAATCAACACAATTTTTACGCCATTCTTTATTTTTTTGAGAGTAGGGTAATCTTTGTCTTGGTAATGTAATACTATTTATTCTAGGTGTAGACATATATGTATATTTTATTTATTCTGAATAACTTGCAAATATAATACATTTATTATATAATTCCAAAGAATTATCAATATAATTTACTTTTTTGTTTAGTTAGTAATAGCTTTTATCCATTAAACGGATTTTTATTATTTGCAATTTTCCAATTTTTATTAAAAAAATTATCTTCCGACATCTTTTTAACTTTATTATCTTGATTTGTTTTCATCGAACTTGTTCTTTTAACTCGATCTTCTCTAAGTAAAAATAACATTCCTGCAGCAGATACACGGTCAAAATTACCATCACTATTCCAAGCAACACATTCTTCTAAATAAGGAATACTTCTTACATGATGTAATTTTAAACTAGTATCATCTTCAGAATCTTCATTATATCTAGTTAACATATATTGTGCTTGTAATAATCTACCCCATTTATTTATTTCTTTATTTGCATGAGTACCTTTAGCTTTATTACCATATAGATTAGTAGCTTTTACCATATCCATATCTCTAAGTATTTGAGGTACGTCACATAAATAATGTAAACAATTTCTAGCATCAAAGTAACTAAACAATCCTTTTAAATTAGATTCATAATTAGCTTCACCATTATAAAACTTAATTGTACGTAATGCAATTTCATAGGCATCATTGGCTAATCTTGGTCTACCTGTATATTCACAAACAATTCTATCTGTAAAAGTATCCATTCCAATTATACTGAATAAAGATGTTCCTGTGTCTGCATCAATAGGGTCAATTCCAAATATATATCTACCTCTAACAATTTCACCATTAGCATTTTTTTTAGGCATTTCAAATATTTCTAAACAACCTGTTCTATCAGTATCGGAACTATCATAAGCTCTTAAAGGATATTTATCAGATAAAGGTTTCCATTCAATATCCCCGTTGTGATTGTTAATCAATTCTCCAATATAATGTTCAGCTAAAAAGGATTCTTTTTTAGGTCCAATACTTTCAAGATAATCTTTTATATCTGCTACTGGAAACACTGTTCTTTCAGTACGCATAATAGCTTCTTGAGGAGTGATAGGTTCCTCTGCTTTCTTTTGAGTAATTGCTCTAGCATCAGATGAATTATATTTTACTTTAAATCTATCTAATAGAATTTCAATTAATGCTTTTATAATATCAGGTTCTCCGTTATTTTCATCATAACATTCATTCCTGTTTAAATACGCTCCCCAAAAGAAACCACATTCTAATTCACCATTAGATCCCTTATCATAAACATTTGGAATTCCATATATATTATAGGCACTTGGTTTATAGAATAATTTTTCAGAACCTGCAAATGAAGCTCCTTCAACACCACCTGTTCCACCAGCTAACATGAATCCAAATCCTACATCACCATCTTCCACTGCTTTTCTATTAACGTTCCATGCTTTTTCAAGATTAGGGAATAAACCATCTTCTTCATAATGAATATAAGGACCACGAATACCCCTTGCTTTATCTGGATTATCTTTTAAAGATATACATTTAACAGATGATAATAATCCTTTACGTGAACCATATTCATCTTTATAACCTAACTGTACATACATTTCTTTTGTTGCATCCACTGTACGCATACGAGGTAGTGGAGTATGTTCTGCAATCCAGTCAAGAGTATCTAAAATTTTACCCCATATTCCACTATCTCCAGACAAGAATGTTTTTTCAGATGCTAAATGGTGATTAATATTACCAGTACCTGGAAGAACGTACATATTTCTTGGTGACTCAGAAGCGTTTTTAAAACTAAATCCAATACCACGAGTTTTTAAAATTTTACCGTGTTTACCATTTCTTTTAGCTTTACAGGTATAGTGAAAATATAAATAATCACCTAACCAAGGTTTTGCAAATCTTTTAACACGTTCACCTTGTGACTTACCATCTTGTCCACCAGTAGCAATTGTTTCAACTAACCATATAGGGCTATAGTTCCAGTAAAAATATAATTCTCCTGGAATCCACTCACCATCTAATTCACGTATTACTCCATATTTCCATTTACGTAATTCTTCTTTCCAATATTCAGCATATTCAGATTTAGGATTACTATTAGGTGGGATGTTTGTATATTTACCATTCTTTTTAAAAAAAAGAGCTGGTTGTCTAAAGTAATCCATATCCTCAAGAATATGAGGATTAGATATGTCTACTAAAATTCTACCATCATTATATAAAGGGTCCTCAGGTCTATCTTTAGCAAATCCTCTCACATGTTCTGGGGCAATAAGATTTTTAATAAATTTAATTGTAGAAATGTATTCTATAAGATTTTCATAAACTTCTCGAGGTAGTGTTTCTTTTAGTTCTTCAGTTATTACCGTTTGATATTTGTTTAACTCCATGTTCTTTCATTAAGGACAACAGTATCGGTTGATAATATTGTTTTGGCTATAGATACAGCATTTTCTAAAGCACATCTGGTAACTTTAAGCGGATCTATAATATTCTCATTAAAAAGGAAATGTTCTAACTTTGGTTTAGAACCATTACAAACAATTGTTTGATATGGATATAGTAAACATTCCAATACTTTAAAATGAAAGTCTTTTTCTTTATTTTTTTCTTTTATTAACTCTGAAGTTAATACATGAAATACATATCTTAAAGCAGTTCCACCACCTGATACAATACCTTCTTCTAATGCACAAGCTACAGCTAATACTGCATCATCATATCTATCTTTACGTTCTTTCATTTCAATCTCAGAACCACCACCTACTTTAATAATAGAAGCTTTAGCTGTAAGATTTTCAATACGTTTATTGATTACTTCAATATCATAATCAGTTAATTCTTTATTTTCAGATAATGTTTTTAAATTATTTACAATTTCATTAACATTTATTTCATCGTGTTTAATCAACAAACTATTATTTTTAGTAATTGTACATGATTTTAACCTACCTAAACATAAAGGTGAGTATTGCTTTCCTGGTTGAACATTAATTATATCTGCTCCTGTGAAATCAGATAAATCTCTAATAAAATCTTTTCTTATTGGTCCAAAACCAGGTGTTTTAATTACACATAATTTTATATTACCACTAAGTACATTAGATTCTAATTTACGTAATTCTTTCTCAGAAATATATTCAGTTATAATCAATAATGATTCATCATTAGATGATACTTTTTCAAGTATTGTTTTAAAAGACATTAAGTCTTCAAGTTTACCATCTAATAATAATACATTAGGGTTATCTAATTCACAATGTTCTTTAGGTGTATTGGTAAATCGTTTAGACATATATGATACATCTAATTGCATACCGTCAACCATTTCTAGAGTGTCTTCTAAATTATTAGATTCTTCTACCTTAACTATATTAGAAAAGTTGTAAGCTTGTTGAATAATATCGCCAATCTGTAAATCATTATTAGCAGATATACTAGCAACATATTTAATATCTTCATGTTTTAATTCTTTTGAATTAAGTTTAAGTTGTTTAATTACTTTTGGTATAATTTCATCAAATGCTTTATTAATATCATTTGAATCAAATTCTTTTAAATTTTGTATAAATGCGTTAGCTAATACAATGGCTGTGGTTGTATTATGTGTAATAATATAATCATTTGTAATATACAATGAATCGGGATTACTTACTTTAATACACATCATTTCTTCAAAATGATTTGTTTCAATAATATCTATTAATTTTATTCCATTTTTATAACCTTGTAATTCACTAATTTTATAAATTGAGGTATTTGAATAAGAAGAATTTAATTTTCTTTCTTTTAAGTAGCTAAAACACTGTTTTCCTAAACTACTTAATAATTCTCTAACATCATTAAATAATTTATTACTAATTGTACTATATTCCAACAACCCTCTTTTATTAATGTGACCATCGGTTTCTGCTAAACCATCTAGTAATTTTATTCTAGAATCATAATCAGAATATTTATAATTATCGGGTATAAACTTATTATTGCTTTTACAATTTAACAATCCTATTTGTTCAACATAATCGTGCATTGTAGGTCCTGAATTTTTAATTCTAGAAAACTTAACTCTTAAATAATGTTTTATTAAATCTTCGGTATATGATATTTTAATTCCTTCAGGTAATATAATTTTATCTAATATATATTTTTGATCTAAAGCTAAAGATAATTCTATAGAGCCAGTTTTACACAAACTCCCATCACCTAATAATAAACCTACTAAAAAGGGATCTAAAATTTGTTCTTTTTTAGAAAAATCAACAATTGTATTTGGAGTATAAAAATTATATCTACACTCTCCATGTTTATTAAAATGTTTAATTCCTTTATCTAATAATTCTTTAGTTGTTAAATTTTTATTTACCCCATACGAAGTATTAACATTCCATATATGATTTTCAGAACATTCAACTGTTTGACCATTGGAAAATTTTAATTTATAAACTTTCAATTGTCCTTTTGGATAAATACCTATTACTTTTTGAATACTTTTATTTGTTCCACAAATATCATCATTAATTTTTAAATCTGATATTTTTACAAATCCATTTGGAGTTAAAACCTTGCTATATAAAGGTTGTGGTCCATCACCAGCTTGTTTAACTTGTAATTCACAAACTTCCTTAACTAAAGAAGCCCCTATATTTTCTACAGGATCTTTAAAGTAAATTTTTCTAGCTACACTAACACCGTCTTTAGTCACATATGGTTTTCCATATTCATCAGTAATAATAACTGTTTTACCATTAGGACCTAATGTAGATGATACTGCTTTTTCTAATTTAGAAATACCATTATATATTCCTTCACATTCTTCTTTAAAATATATTTCTTTTATCATAATTAATTTACTTCTAAACCGTCCTCAAACATTCCGAATGAACGACTTCCTTTTGTTTTACCATCCATATCTTTTTGTTCTAATAATACTTCTTTATATGCAGCTTTTAAATCTTTCATAATAATAGGTACTGATTTTAATGAACCTGTGATAGTAGCTAGTGTATTTACAACACTACCGTTAGCTGTTCTTTCTTTAAGTAATACATCAGTACTTTCTAAATATTTAGATATATCATCAGCTGCTTTTAAAGATGATTTATATAACTTCGCGATAGGACTTAATGACATTGAGTTATAATAATTAATTGCATCTTGTATTACATTATCAATTTTCCAATCTACAGGTAAACCAATATCTTTTATAATCTCTCTACATCTTTCTTTATCGTCTACAATATAGACATAATCTGAACGCACATCTACATAATAATATATAAATAGCATTTCTTTAAAAGCTGTTTCTTTGGTTCTATTTTTATCTCTTTTAAGAATAGTCTTAAAATAAGTAATACCCCAAGCTTCATCAGTGACGCTTAGGGTAAACTCTTTCATTTCAAATAATTTCATTTTAATATTTAAATGTTGGTACTTTTAAAAGAGAATTTATCTCCTAAAATCTCTAATCTTTTACCCAAAACTTGTAAATACTTATTCATCAATCTTGATTGTGTATAAAGTAAATCTTTGTTTTGTCTATCTAAATCAACAAAATTTTGTGTACGCATAAAATCATTTAAACCATTTAATTTCGTTGCTAATTCTTGTGCTTCAATTAGAAGTCTGTCGTAAAATGAATTTTCCATAATTAATCTTTTCTAAAATCTAAACATTTAATATATCTATCTTCAATAATTGCAAATGTATTTTCACCAACTTGAATAGGGTCAATTTTAACTTGCATTTGCATTTCATAAGCATTATTTGATTCTGATTTAACCGGAACCATCATCTTTTCAATATCTATAATTACTTTTTGACCTAATTCTATTTCTCTTACCGCTGTACCCTTAGCAAGTACGTATTGTACATCTGATAATACATTATCAGATAATACTAATTGACCATCTGCTTCTAAGTTATTTAATGTTATAATTACTTTACCAAACATTGGTTGTAATGGGAAATCTTTAATTAATTCTTGTACATTTTCTTTATTCAACGTCATTTTCTACTGTATTTAATTTAATATTCATTTTTGAAATTCTTTCTTTTATACCTTTAAACATATAATACGATATATGTAATTTACCAATATAAGGAAGTATAAAGTTTGTTTTTAATTTATCAAAGTCTTCTTTAGTTTCAATACCTTCTGTATTTAATTCTCTAATTGTTTCTCTAATAAATTTATATTGTGAATTGATTATTGTATTAATAACTTCATCTTGAAGATTATATTTTAAACCAATTCTATGTATTAATGCTTTTACTTTACTATCATCTATTTTATTCGATCTACTCATTATCTATAATATTAAAATTAAATATAACTTTAAAATTTTTAGAATCTTTAGTTAAATCAGGAATAAAGAAAGGTGATATTTTACCATCTATAATAATATTCTTTTTTCTTAATATTGTTAAGATATTTTGTAATCCTGTCAATCCTTTTTCTCCAAAGATAGGATCTTCAGTAATCTTCATTTTAGTATCATAGTCAAATACTATCTTCCAAAGTATTTTATCATTAGTTGTTTCTTTTTTATATTTATAATGATAATATAAGAACAAAGCTAATACTTGTTGTTGTTGATTATTTAACTTATGAAAAGTTTTTGTCACATCTAACCATCTAAAAAAAAGATCTTTTAATTTTATATTAATATTAGCTTGTTTTACATTACTCATCTTTTAATTTCATGTATTTTTGATATTCATATATATTTTCAAATTCTTGCAATTCATTAATTGCCCCACATCTCATACATATAGTGTTATCTATTTCATCAGACACTACATGTAAACTTTTACAATGTTTACAAGCTACAACTGATTCATCATCATAATCTTTTAATTTGTCATTCATTATTTCTTTTATTTTATTTCCTAAATCTTCTACATACTCTGTTCCAAATACTGGAAATGGTGACAAATTGTTGTAGAATTTCATATGTTTAAGAAGTTCTCGATACTTCTTCAAAACCATTTTACTTTTCATAAGTTATATTTATTTCAGCATCGAAAAAATCTTTATCTTCATTATTATTTGTTATTTCAATTTTATAATCATAACCTTTATGTTTACTTTTAAACTTTGTAATATTGGTAGTAAACTTATCTAGATTATCTAATAATTCTTTAATTGGTTTATTCTGTATTAAGTACACATTATTTAATGTCATTTGATTCTTTATATTTTATCCATTCTAAATTACTCATTAAATCTGGAAATCTTTCATTTTTATTACATGATTCTTTAACAGACGTTTTTCCTAATACTTCACATCCACAATATTTACATTTACCAGTAATCATACAGTCGTTTGAACAAAGTAAACGTCTATATGCAATTTGTTCTTGTATATGAGTTGGTTGTAAATGTAGTTGTTCTAGTCCAAGTTGAATATTACCTTCTAAAAAAGATTTAATATTGTGTAAGTTAATTTGAGGTTTCTTGTTCTCCATGTTTAACTTCAATATTATTAATAACTTCTTCTTTACTGTGATGCATTTTACCTAATATAATAAATTTTTCATAACTGTCTAAGTCTCTACCTAAAATAGGATTCACATACTCATTAATGTTGTCTTCAGTGTATTCTAATGTAGAATCTAGTTGTTTAGATATTTCATCCATCCTACCTATAATATGATAAAATGATTTAATATGTTCTTTTTGTTTTTTTCTTTCAGCTAACTTAGCTTGTCTTAATCCGTTTTTTAAATAACTACTCATTATCTTTTAATTTTTTATTTCTAGCTTCTACTTCAATATTGTTAAATTCTTTTTTAAGTTTATCATACTCAGATGATTTTTCATGTAACTCATAATCTAAATATTCTAATTCTTTTTTAATTTCTTTAACTCTTCTTGCTTTTTCATCATTTAATAAATAACTATATTTAAATAAATACCAAGAAAAATCTTCAGGATCTACAGTAAATAAAGGAATGTAACCTAACGCTAATTCTCCAAAAGGAGAGTCTTTATATTTATAAGCTAATACAATTTCAGGAATTTCCTCACCTTTTTTATGTGCATCTAATATTTTTTCAAATTTTGATAAACTACTCATTATGGTTCTAATTTAGGAAATTTTAATACTTCTTTCTTTGTAAACATCTTTTCTCTGAAACTTTCAGTAGCTTGTTTTAATTGAATTAAATCATTATATTTCTTTTTACTCATTACAACACAATCTATTTCCATATCAACATCTGATATATCATTCTGAGGATAATGTTGTTTAGTTTTAACTAATTCAATATGTTCTCTAAGTGTATCAAACAATAATGTTTGTTTAGCAAACTTTAAATTATCTTCATTTAAAATACCATTATTAGTATTTAAACTATGTGTTTTAGTATTATATAAAATTATATCTTCCATTATTTTCTTTTAATTATTAATTCATTATCATAAACATTATTATTTTCATCTAAAAATAATTGTTCTCTTATTCTAGTATTCTTATCTGCTACATATATCTGAGCAGTAAGAATTTGTTTATCATTTCTAAACAAACCTACATTAATATCTAATAGTCTACAATTACTTCTATGTTTATGAGTATAGTAATGTTGCATATTAAATAAATCTTTTTGATTTTTAATTAAATCTTGTCTTATTCTATCATGTATATTTTCTATCATTTAATATATCTTTTATTTTATTTATTGATTCTATTATGAAATCACCATTTTTAATTAAATCAATTTCTTTATTTCCTGTTTTAGAATAAATCATTAACCCATCTTCTAAGTCAAACCATACTGAAACATCATCATTATCTAATCTATAAGTTTTAGTACTTATTACTATATTACTTTTTATATCTTCTTCCATCACTTACTGGATTTTGTTTATTATACAATTTAAAAAGTAAACTATTGAAACCATCTATATCAAATCCTTTATCTGTAATATAATCTGATTTACTAATTGATATATTCTCAGGTAATATTACTTTATCTTTTAACCATTGTATTTCTTTAAACCACTCTTTATAACTCTTCATATCGATTCAATAAATATTTAGTATAACTTCCTGGATTAAATACTTGTTGGTGGTCCATAAATATCTTAGCATGTGTTTTACTACCATCTGGTAATCTAATGTGATACTTATCATAAGTAATTCCTTTAGTCCAATCTTGAAATCCTACTGGATCCGTTGGTGATTCTAATATAACTGGTGTAAACCAAGGTTCAGGTAATTTATTAGTACATTCTTCCATTTTTATTTATTATAATATAAATTAATAAAATCATATAATGTAATATAACCATTTTGAAGTTGATATAACCAAACTTCTTCTTCTTTTAATATGTACATTGTCTCTAATTTTAATTCTTATACAAAGATACAACAAATAAATGACAATTCCTAATTTTTTTGCAATTATTTTTCATAAAAAGTGAAAATTTATTTATTAGACACAAAAAAAACCCACTAAAACATGGGTTAAAGTGGGTTATTACGATATATAAGTTTCCTATAACTATAACATTATAGTTTATTTTAAATAATTATTTAATAATTAAACACAAAAGGGTTTCCCACGAAACTGATGTTTGTTGGAAGCTCTTGGCTAATATAGTTTGTTGAAGTCGTCGTACCCTTAAAACCCGTTATCTATATTACATATCCACTTTTACCCTGGACTGTGTTAAACACTGTAATATAGCAACAACCACCTATATAAGTTGCGTAATTATTTTACTGAACTACAAAGATACAACATTATTTGACAAATCCTAATATTTTAGTGATTATTTTTAAAATATTTTGATATACTAATAGCTATTATGTGATATTTTAATTAAAAATTATTTTTTAAAAATTATTTTTTAAAAATATTGAAAATTGTTTTCATTAATTTGATTGATTACTAAACAAAA